GCCAGCCAAATTGTCTTGGGTTCAAATGGGAATGAACGCCGTCGATATGTCTATAATCGACACTCAAAAGGTAATTTTACGCTCACTTTGCCGAGTTTACGGCGTTGATGCAAAATTACTTGGTGATACTGAGGCGAGTACCTTTAACAATACCGAAACGGCTTACAAGGCTTTAATTAATAACGTTGTTCGTCCTTTGCACGTTGAAATTCGAGACGTATTAAATAACTGGCTTTTGCCAAGTTACGGCAAAAACAACTACTTTGTCGACTTTGATTATATGGCTTATCCGGAAATGCAAGACGATATGGATAAGTTGGTTCAACAACTTTCAGCGGCCTACTGGTTAACTCCAAACGAGAAACGTACCGCAATGAATTACGGCATTTACGAAAATGAGTTAATGGATAAGCCATTTATTCCCCAGGGTTTAATGACCTTGGACGAATACGGCGCGCAACCAGTTGACAACATAGACAACGTGGGAGACTATGCCGAAACCAACGCGTAAGGAAATTGCTTTAGCCAATCAATTAGATGCTTTGCAAAGGCGTTACGAGAGGCGATACGAAAAACAGATTTACACGGCTTTAAAAAAGCAATTAAAGCCATATTTGGATGCCATTAAAGAGGCGCCAGGTAATATAAATCAATTCGACCTAATTAGTCCAGCGCCTTTGGCCGATGTCTTGGAGGACCTTTACGTTACGGCTGGCGTTGCTTACGCCGACGCAATGTATAGCGCAATACAACCGCCAACAAAAGCAACTAAAGAAGCGTTACGCGCTGGCTGGCGTGATTTTATGAGACGATTTGCAGTTACTAATTTAAGTGGCTTATTAATTGACATAAACAGAACGTCAGTTGCATTAATCGAGCGATTGGTTGCGTCCGGATTAAAAGAAGGTTTAGGCATTCCAGACATTGCACGAAGTATTGAGCAAAGCGTTGCGGCCATATTTACTAATCGTTCAAAATTAATTGCCCGTACTGAAATGGTAAAAGCAACCAACACCGCGGCAATGCAATCGTCCGCAACCTCGGATTTTATGTACGAAAAGAAATGGTTACCAGCGAGCGACCAGCGTACGCGTCCGGATCACTTGGCAATGCTTAATTCTGAATGGATACCTTTCGACGCAAAGTTTAGCGTTGGCGGCGTTGAAATGGACCGACCAGGTGCGCCAGGAGCGCCAGCGTCTCAGGTTTGCAATTGCCGTTGTAAGGTTGTTTTTAGATTAATGCGAGACGTTGACGGCTTACCAATTCGTAAATGAAAGCAAAGGTTATTAATTTGGATTCACGCCGGGATAAATGGCGCATTACTGAAATGGAGTTAAGTCCGCATTTTGAACTTGAGCGCGTTTCTGCTATAAGGCACGAATGGGGATGGGTTGGATTAGCCAAAACATTTAATCAAATATTTGCAGAAGCCGAGGGCGACGTTTTGATTTTTGAAGACGACGCAACTTATAGAGGCTGGGTAACTAATTTGTTAAATGCAATTAAGGATTTACCAGAAGGCTGGGAAATGTTGATGCTCGGCGCAAATATTAAGGATCAAAGGATTGACCGGATAAATAACAACTTGGCGCGTACTTACGGCGCCTGGACAACCCACGGCATTTACTACTCGCATAAACTTTGTAAGGAATTGGCAAACCTAGAGTTTAGCGTTCCAATAGACGAATATTTTAGGACTGTTGTACATCCACGAGGCAACAGTTACGTTGTTTACCCGTTCCTAAGTTACCAGCGTCCAAGCGATTCCGATATTGAGGGGACTTATAAAGATTACACTAATTTATTTTATGAATCTGAGGAAAGGGTTGGCTATTTTATTAATCAATAATTTATTGGTTTGCTTTTTTTTTCTAGCCTTTTATTTTTACAAAAAAACCGACAATGATTTACAAGAATATAAGCCAGGGAATTATCGAAGACGTTGACGACGTTAAAGGAATCGTTACCGGTTATTTTTCCGCGTTTAACAACATAGATTCGGACGGCGACGTTATCGTTTCAGGTGCATATAAAAAGACCGTAGGCGAAAACGGGCCAATGGGACGCAATAGAATTATGCATTTATTGCAACATAATCCTTTGATGCCATTGGCTAAACCAATGGAATTAGGCGAGGACGGCAAAGGCTTGCGTTTTGTTTCTAAGATAACCGAAACCAGTTACGGAAAAGACGTAATTAAACTTTATGCTGAAGGCGTTTTTAACGAGCATTCTGTTGGATTTGAAATTGTAAAGAGCGATAATAAAGCCGGTTATCGAGAAATTAGAGAAATTAAACTTTGGGAGGGTTCTACAGTTACCTGGGGAGCCAATCCAAATACACCAATTGAATCGATGAAATCTTGGGACAAGCCTAAGACCGAGGAAATGATTTCCAAATTTTGTGGAATATTGAGAAACGGTAACCTTACCGACGAATCAATGATTACATTGGAAATCGGATTAAAGCAAATTCAAGAGCATTTAAAGGCATTGCATACTAACTCAGTTTTGGCCGTAGAATCCGACGCAAGTCAATTCGTTATCGAGCAAGACCCGACTTTAGCAATGGCTTTGGAGTTCGAATATTTACCTAAACTTAAAAAATTTATTTAAAACAAAATGGAAGCAATTAAATCACAATTGGACTCTGTATTGGCTAAATTGGAAGGCAACGAAGCGTTGATTTCCGACGTAAAGTCAATGAAAGAAGCGGGCGAGGAATTCAGAAAATCACTTTCTCAGGAAACCGCAAAACTAAACGAAAAAGCAACTGCGCTACAGGCTCAACTTGACCAGGTAGACGCTAGAACTCAGGCTGGTTTCGCAAGCGCACAAAAAGGTTATTCTTTTTCTAGCGAATTGGAAAAGGCTTTTGCATCTGACGCATTCGGAAACTACAAAAGCGGAAACGCTAACAAGGTAAAACTTGACCTTGAATTGAAAGGCGGCGATATGACAATTGGAAACTCTTATTCTGGCGAAGTTATCCCAGCGGACAGAGTTCCAGATTTGAAGTTTACACCAAACAGAAAGGTAAACGTTCGTCAATTGTTGCCGGTTGGACAAACCTCTAGCAACCTTATCCGTTTCGTTCGCGAAAGCGCTTACGATAACGCTGCGGCTCCAACTGCTCAGGGTTCTGCAAAGCCTCAGTCTGATTTCGACTTGACCGCAGTAGATCGTTCTATCCGTACAATCCCTACTTTTATGAGATTGACTAAGGAAATGTTGGACGATACTCCAGGCTTGATTGCTTACTTGTCTAGCCGCGCTCCTAGCAAACTTTTGAACGTTGAAGATACGCAAATCCTTTACGGGTCTGGAATCGGTCAAAACTTGCACGGTTTCGCAACCGATGGCTCCGCTTATACAAACGTTTCTTTTGGTTCTACTATCAACAGATTCGACGTACTAGCGGCCGCAGTAGTTCAAACTACTAAAAACGAATACGCTCCTAACGCGATTATGATTAACCCAACTGATTACTTGAGACTAGTTTCTACAAAAGAAACTGCTGGCGCTTATGTGTTGCCGTCTTATGTTTCAATGTCTGGAGGTCAAATGTTCATTATGGGCGTTCCAGTTTACGCAATTAATGGCGTTGTTGCTGGCGATTTCTTCGTTGGAGATTTGGCGCTTGGTTCTCAGTTGTTCGTTCGTCAGGGCATTACTCTCGAATTCTTCGAGCAAGACGCTGACAACGTAACCAAAAACTTTGTAACTGTACGCGTTGAGGAAAGAATTGCTTTGGCAGTTTATACCTCTCAGTCTATCGTTTACGGATCATTTGCTGCTGCGCTTGCATCCGGTTCTGGTAACTAATTTCATAGGTTAGTTTTAGTTGAAATTCCCGCACAATTTTGTGCGGGTTTTTTTATTTATTTAAAAATCAATAGGTTTACTAAAACCAAAGCAAAAAATTTATGAATGTAGTCTTTTTTGTACACGCGTGGGCGGGAACTCATAACTCGGGCGCCGAGTGGACAGTTCAGCATTACGCAAAATTTTTGCATCAAAAAGGGTGCAATATCGAAGTAATTTTACCAGAAAATCAAATTTACCCAGACGGCGAAAAGTTTGCTTTTATAAAATTTATAACCGGCTATTATTCCAACGATTTCTTTTTAGCCTTACAAAATGCAGACGTTATATTTACCCATTTAGACAGTACTGGAATAGCCATTAATTGGGCGAGACATTTTAAAAAGCATTTAGTTTTTCTTAGCCACAACGACCACGATTATAGAATTGTGCGCGCTAGACAGTTAAATATTTCGGTTGTTTATAACAACAAAGCAAACCAGAAAAACGTAGGCGGTGGACCTTATCCAAATGCGACAATTGTTTGCAAACCTCCAATTTTCCCAGACGACGTAAAATATAATCGAAAGCACGGGCAAAACGTTACGTTGATTAATTGCAACGAAAATAAAGGAGGCAAAATTCTTGTTGAACTTGCAAAGCGTTTGCCTAAGATTAAATTTCTCGGCGTGCTTGGTAGTTACGGCGAGCAAATAATTGACGACACATATAAAAATTTAAAGTACGTTCCGCAAACTCCAGACGTGCATTTAATTTATGGCAAAACAAATATTGTTTTAATGCCAAGCGATTACGAGAGTTATGGACGTGTAGCGTTAGAGGCGGCAATTAATAGGTTACCGGTTATTTGCACGCCAACAGACGGCTTAAAAGAATGTTTAGGAGCCGCTGGTTTATACTTTGACCGCGAAGACGTTGACGGGATGGCTAAAAAAATCGAGGAATTAATGACCGACGAAATACTTTACGATTTCCATCAAAATATTATGCGCAACCTGGCAGAGGAACGGCTAAAATATCAAGACCAAGAACTTGAGCAATTTTATACCTTTATCGTTGACAAAGCAAAACGAGAATATAATGAGTGATTTACTTTATACACCTACTAACGGCTCCTTTACTGGTTACACCGTAGAATTATCAACTGGCGCAGTAACTGAGCCGGTTACATTGGCCGAAGCCAAGGAATACGCAAGGATTGACGGATTTGCTGAGGACGCTTTAATTACCAGCCTTATAAAAATGGCGCGTACACATTGCGAATCTTATACCGGTAAATCTATTGTTTTAAAGACCGTAACGATTACCTCGTTTACTTACCCTTATATGTTCCAAATGCCTTACGGGCCGCTAACAAACGAGTTAAATATTACTAAATGCGTAACACTAGACCAAAACGGAGTCGAAACGCCATTAAATTACCAGGTTAATGCTGGCTTGTTTCCAAAAATTGCAATTCTTGGAGGCTCTCAGGGTTACAAATTTAAACTGGTTTATACGGCTGGCTTTACAACTGTTCCGGAGGATATTAAACTAGCCATTAAAATGATGGTTAACACCTTATACGAACGCCGAGAAGACTTTAGCGATTTACAGGCTATTGAGTCGCCTTTAGGTGTTAAAGCCTTGTTAATGCCTTATAAAACTTATAACTGGTTTGGAGCGTGAGAACAAATAAAGAAATTAAAGCCGGTGATTTACGCGAGCGGATTTCGTTTTTTAACTCAAATCTTAGCGCAGACGGATACGGCGGTTTTTATAGTTCGGCTGGGTTATCTTATACTTGCTGGGCCAAGGTAACGAACTTGTCCGGACGTCGTCAAAATTCCGAGGATCAAATGGTTATTAAAAACCAATGGGAAATAATTATAAGAGATAACCCGCTGGTTACAATAACCAAGGCAAATTTTATAGTTTATGCGGGCCAAACATTAATAATCGACTCGGTCATTGATGCGTTGGAATATGACCGAATGATTAGAATAATAGCAATTGAACGGGAATAAATGTTAAGCATCGAATTTAATAAGCAAAGTTTAAACGCTTTTTACAAGTACTTAAAAGACTTGGAGGGCGACGTTGCCGATTACGTTCGAGCGGAAATAGAGGATTCAATTCTGGCTATTGAAACGGACGCGGCAAACGACGTTCCAGTTGATACCGGAGCGCTTAAAAATAGCATTCAATCAACGCCAATAAAAGCAACTAAAGACCAAATTACTGGAGGCGTTGAGGTTGGCGCTAATTATTCGCCTTACGTTGAGTTTGGAACTGGCACAAAAGTAAAAGTACCTAGCGAATTAAGCGCGTTCGCGTCTCAATATAAAGGCGACGGAATTAAGGAAGTTAACTTACCGGCTCGACCTTTCTTTTATCCAGCGGTTTACAAACAACGCCAGGAATTGCCAAAAAATATCGAGCGCACATTAACTACATTAATGAATAAAAAACAATGAGAAATATTAAACCATTTGTTCGCAAGGCTTATTGGACCGCGCTTAATAATACAATTACTTATAAAGGGCAAGTTATCCCTTGTTACGACACTTTTGCGCCTGATAACGCTACGTTTCCATATATTCTAATTGGCAACCAGACGCAAGCCGACGACAAAGACAACCAGGAATATAATTACATTACAACAATAACTTTAGACGTTGTAACGGCTGGAATTGCTCCCTATGGACGTATTGACGCGGACCTAATTGCAGACTCCATTTTACAAATTGTTTGCCGTTATCCAGAGAATTATTTAACGCTCCAAGTTGGCAAAATTGTAACTGAAAAATTGGTGCAACAAACTAGCCTTTCAAGTATTACCGACACAAACATAGTACATCGGGAAATTTTAACGATTGAAAATTGGATTGATGGGCAAGGTTAACGGGTCAACGCTTTTCGTAATTGTTGGCGAGCAAATAATTGCCAAATCCAAGGCTTACCAATTGAGCGTTGAAATGCAAAAATTGGATTCTGTTTCCAACGCTAACGGAATGTTTACGGATCACATAAGCAAAATCGGTTCCTGGTCTTTATCGTCCGATTCGCTTACCATTTACGACGGCTATTCCTATGGCGACTTATTCGAAGTTTTTAAAAACAGACAACGAGTTTGGTTGTCAATTGGAGCCGAAACCAATTATACTTTACTAGGTTTGGCAATGGTCGAATCGTTGACTAATTCCGCACAAATGGAAAACGTTTCGAGTTACTCCGTAAGTTTTAAAGGTGTTGGCGAATTATACCAATCGACTTTGCCCGCCGAGCGTTTTATTATCGACGAACTATTTGAAATTATAATAGATCAAGACTCGAATTATTTAATTTATACTTGATGGCAGATTTTACCAAATGCAAACCGCAGCGCTGCAAATTAAAAAGCCTTTGTTTGCGCTACACAACACCGCCAGGAGACTGGCAAAGTTATTTTAGCAAAGAGCCAAGCGCTCCTTGCGGAACTAAATGCGAAATGTTTAAGCCAAACAATTGATTTATACGTTTGCATTTATTTAAAGACCTTTTATTTTTAAAAAAAAAATCGAATTAAACTCTTAATAATATGGCTACTACTGGCAAATTTAACGGCACGCTCCTAAACGTTTACCTTGATAACGTAATGATTGGATGCGCAACGTCTTCTGAACTATCCGTAAACGTTGACCTAGCGGACGCAACTTGTAAAGACGATGGCGGTTGGGCTGACCACATTGCCGGTCTTCGCGATTGGTCTGTTTCAACAGACGGATTGGTTGCATTTGACGACACAAACAACGTTGGCGACATTTATACTCTATTGAGCGGTCGAACTGTTGTGGCTTTGAAATTTACTACAAACGTAACTGGAGACCTAGTATTTTACGGAAACGCAAGCGTTGCATCTATCAGCGTCAGCGCAGAAATGGAAGCCGCGGTTACCTATTCCGTAGAATTTACCGGTAAAGGTCCTTTACTAAAAGCAACCGTTGTACCAGCAAGTACCTAAATTTTGCTAACTTGCCCGTATGAACTACACAGGCAGAACAACAGTTGAAATAAATGGGCGCGCCTATCCTCTAAAGTTTGGGATGGGCGCGTTAATCCATTTTAGCGAAACGCTAGGTTACGACGTCCAGGGGACGATTGAACAAATTACAACGCCAGGCGTTAACCAAATTAAATCCATTGCTAAATTTGTTTACTCGGCTTTATACGTTGAGGCAATTTTTAAAGACAAAGAGTTGG